CAAGCGCGGAGGCGAGAACACCCCGACATTCCTGCTGCTCGAATGCGACCGCGCGATTTCTGATCTGCGCGCAGCCATCGCAGCCGCAGATGCCGCGATGGCGCAGCCTGAGCGAGACGAGACGCCGCAGGCCAGCGATGCGGGCTCGATTAAGCGAGCGGCCGGAAGGCCCGCTCTGGAGCGCGCCACCTTCTTGCCTCTCTACGATGGCGACAGCGTGTCCCCTGCCGCGCAGCCGGTTCCGGCGCAGGCAGTGGCGCCAGATGGGTGGGTGCTGGTGCCGAAGGAGCTATTGCAAGACGCCGCCGCATCGATTGATGACTACCGGGCCGGGATCGAATTTGGTAGCCCCGACAGGAAGCTGCTTGGGCGCCTGAAGGCAGCTATCGCCGCCGCCGCCCCGGCAGCGCCGACCACCGACAAGGAGCAGCACGCGTGATCTACGACCCCGACTACGCCCGCGCCTACAGCATCATCCGGTGCCTGGCCTGGAGCTACGGCTATGCCGCATGTCTGCACGGCAGTTTTACCCGTGACCTCGATGTGGTGCTAGTCCCGTGGGCAGATACGACCGCCCCGCCTGATCCGGTCATCAACATGATGGCCGAGCAGACCGGGACAAAGGTGCAACATGGCTCGCCGAGCAACAAGCCGCACGGCCGCAAGTGCTGGGCGCTGTTGTTCAAGGGATTCGGCGACCCGCGCTGGATCGACATCAGCGTGATGCCGCGCATCCTGCCGGCGCCTACCACCGGGGAGGGGTGAGGGATGCACTGCACAGACCCCGAGACGCTTACGGCGCGCAAGGGGCACACCTGCATGAGCTGCGGCGAACCAGTCAACCAAGGCGAGCAGTACATGCGCTGGCGCTGCTATGACGATGGCAACGTTGGCACCGTGAAGATGCACCAGGAGTGCCACGCAATGCACAGTGCCGATGCTGAAGGCATGGGCGCTTGGGAGTTCACGCCGTTCAGCCATGAGCGCCCCACCACCGCACAGGAGCCCAAATGAACCCACAGCAGATTTCCGAGGCGCAGCGCCTGGCCGCGCTTCTTGAGGTTGACCACCACGAGCCGCTTGTGGAGCGTGCAGCCGCCGAACTCCTGCGCGCACTCGCCGCCCAGGCTGCGCAAGCACAGCAGCCGGTGCCAGCGCAGGCAGTGGCGCCGTTCTTGTTCATCGCAATGGACGACGACAAGCGGGCGCATCTGACGTGGTGCGCTGACGAGTCGGAAGTGCGCGCCGCCGTTGCGGTTGCGATGTTCTGGCTGGCCGATGGCGAGCACATGAGTGCCGAACACGCCGAAGAACTGGATGCGAACGTCGCGGAACTGCTTGACTGTGGCGCCCTGACCTTCGAGGGCGACCCGCCGCTGTACCTGTACCGCGTGAGGCCATAGAGGATGACCATGAAAACAGCACCACTGCTTGAAGAACTGGCCGGCACCTGGGAGGTGATGGCTGAAATGGAAAAGGACAGCAATCCAGTGAGGCGCGAAACGCTGCGCGAGTGCGTTGATGGGATGCGGATGCTGGCCGAGCTGATCCAGCGGGCGGAAGCGACCCTTGCCGCGAACCGCCAGCAGCCGCCGCGCGATGGGCTGACGGATGCGCAGATAAGCGCACTGATGGAGTCGGCCGACAAGTACGCCCGAGCCGCCGCTACCGCCTATGCCGAGAGCCTGTACGGCACCAGCAAGAGCTACACGGCCGAATGCCAACGCCACGAGAACGAGGCCCGCAGCGCGCTGCAATCCGCAATCGTCGGCACTGCTGGCGCACAGGAGGCAACGCGATGAGCGAGCGAGACGGCGGTCCGGCGTTTCCGGGGCCTGTGCGAGTGTCTTCATTCGGCATGACCTTGCGCGACTACTTCGCGGCAAAGGCGATGCAGGCCATGATCTTGGACAGCCGGGCGCGCACCTTCTCCGAGGCCGCCGCGTTCTGCTACGAATTCGCCGACGCCATGCTCAAGGAAGGCCAGATGAAGGAGCCGAAAGATGCCGCGAGCTAAGTCACCGATGGTGCGCGAGATCAACCGGACAGCTTTTCGGTGTCAGTTCTCAATCTCTTGGGATCGCGCTATGAGCGTCAGGCCAAAGCCGTATTGGGATAGGCGGACTCGACGCACTTGGTGGGCGGTCCGGGAGATAACGAGGAAGATTCGTGCGCAAGCGGGAGCCGGCAATGCCTGACCTGATCCTGACCCCCGACGAGTTGCAGGCGCTGACCGGCCGCCGCCGAACCGCTGCGCAACTTGAAGTGCTGCGGCAACGCGGCTTCTGGCGCGCACACATCAACGCAGGCGGAAGGCTTGTGCTTGAGCGAGCGCACTACGAAGCCGTGTGCAGGGGTGGGGATGTGGAGCGCAAGAGGCCGGTGATTACGCCGCCTCGGGCGTTGCTTCGCGCAGCGTAACAAGCGAGATATAACCTTGATCCATTACCACGGACTTCCTATTACGCCAGCGACTGCCGCGAACAAAGCGGTTGAGGCTGGGCACGCTTTTGTGAGCCACGCGCATGCCGACCAGTTGTGTGTAGCCGTTGAGGTGTGCCAGAGCTTTGCGGTTGACAACGGCGCCTTTAGTGCCTGGAAGAAGGGCGAGCCGGTGCAGAACTGGCGCGGCTACTACGAATGGGCCGCAGCCTGCAAGTTGGTCCCAGCCTGCGACTTCGCTGTTGTTCCTGATGTGATCGACGGCAACGAGGCCGCAAACGACGCACTGCTTGCAGAGTGGCCGCTGCCGCGCTGGTTTGGCGCCCCGGTGTGGCATATGCACGAGAGCCTGAGCCGGCTTGAGCGACTGGCTGCGGCATGGCCCCGCGTGTGCACTGGCAGCTCTGGCGAGTTCGCGACGATTGGCACAGCCGCATGGTGGGGCCAGATTTCCCGCGCGATGCGCGTGGTGTGCAACGACGAAGGCCAACCACTGGTGAAGCTGCACGGCTTGCGCATGCTGAACCCTGAGGTTTTCACACGACTCCCGTTTGCCAGTGCCGACAGCACCAACATTGGCAGGAACATCGGCATAGACCAGACATGGCGCGGCAACTACATGCCGCCCAACAAAGACATGCGCGCAGCCGTGATGCGCAGCCGCATTGAGGCGCACAACGCGCCTGCACGCTGGGGATTCAACGTTCCCGAGTACCAACCCGAAGACCAAGGAAGCCTACTGTGACCCTGACAATTGCCATTCTGATCTATGCCGCCGCGATGACGCTGGCAAATCTTTCCGTTGCCATATGGGGTCCTGCGGTCACGCCCATTAATGCATTCGTGCTAATCGGCTTGGATTTGGCGCTACGTGACTGGCTTCACGTCCGGCTGCGCGCCTGGCAGATGGGCTCGCTGATCGCCTGCACTGGCGTGCTCACCTACGCTCTGAACCCTACGGCCGGAATGATCGCAGTAGCCAGCGCCATCGCCTTCAGTGCCGCCGCGCTCGTGGACTGGGCGGCCTTTGCCCGGTTGCGCGGGTCATGGATGTTTCGTGCCAATGGGTCGAACATGGCCGGCGCTGCGGTTGACTCGCTGATCTTCCCGACGCTGGCTTTCGGCGCGCTGATGCCGCACATCGTGCTTCTTCAGTTTGCGTCAAAAGTGGCCGGAGGTGCCGTGTGGTCATGGGCGCTTAATCGCAAGCCGACGCATCAGACCAAGGACGAAGGCCCATACGCTGATTTCGGGAACTTCTAACCCGCAAATGCAACTGGCGCACAGGGGACAAGCATGACAAAAGGCCCCGTAACCGGCACGCAGGTAAAAAACGGCCGCTACTACCGCGTCATCGCGGAAGGCAAGCGCCGCCGCTGGGTGCCGCTCACGAAAGTGTCGGATGGCATGCCGGCGTTCTTGCGCGCACTGGCCGACTTGAACGAGGAAGGAGCGCGGGCTTACCTGATGCCGTCGCTTGTCTCCGATTGGGAGCGCGACGTAATGCCACGGCACGCGCCGAAGACGCGCGTCATGGACAAGCACTACAACGCCTTGATCGCGCAGACCTTCGCGCAATTCGCGCCGCCCGATGTGCGCCCGCCAGACGTTGCAGACCTGCTGCGGCTGCTGCAATCGAAGCCGAAGACGCACAACATGGTCAGAGCGCAGATCGGCGAGCTGATGCGGTATGCCATCGAGCGCGGATTTAGGGAGCCCGGGAGCAATCCAGTCTCGGCCCTGCGCACGATGAAGACCCCGCCGAGGGATCGCTACATCACCGACAGCGAGCTGCGGCGGATCAAGATCGGCGGCATCTACGGCGATGACGGCAAGCGCACGCGGTCGGGGCTGATGCTGTGCGCGCTGATCGACATGGCGTACCTGACCGGCCAGCGCATCGGCGATCTTTTGGCGATGGAGTGGTCACAGATCACGGATGACGGCATCGCGTTCAAGCCCAGCAAGACCAGCGGCAGCACAGGCGCGCGGATCATCGTCGGGTGGTCGCCGAAGCTGCGCGATGTGGTCGCCAGGCTGCGGGCGCTGAAGATTGAGCGCGTGGCGTTCACGCGGAAGGTCATCACCACGCAGGACGGTCAGCCGTACACCTACAGCGGGGCTCAGACAGCGTGGAAGCGCGCGGTTAAGCGGTCGGGCGTCAAGGGGCCGACCTTCAACGACCTACGCGCCAAGGCCCTGACGGACACCGACGCGACACAGGGCCGGGCGGCCGCGAATGCCAAGGGGGCGCACTCGACCGAGGGGCAAACGATGGACTACATACGGCACAAGACTGCGCGGAAGACTGGCGCGACGAAGTAACACGGGCCAGCCGGGCGCCCGATCCTGCCCGGCAACTGACAAGGACCCTTTACACATGGAACGCATTGAATCTCCCCGCGTCGATGACGCGAGCATCGAGCAAGAAATCATCCGCAAGGGCCTGACTGCACCGCGCGTCACGCCGGCCGACATCGACCAGAACATCATCGGCGAGGTGTATTTCACTGCCGAGCAAGGGCGCTCGGCCGCTGTCGAAGACGACGGCACCACGCCCGAGCGCGGGCACTTCTCGCGGCCTGGTATGCGCAACCCTCTTTCGCTGCTGACCTTCTGTGTGCTGGTGCTGCGCAACGGATTCACCGTCACCGGCGAGTCGGCCTGCGCCAGCCCCGAGAACTTCGACGCCAACGTGGGCCGCAAGATCGCCCGTGCGAACGCCGTCAATAAGGTGTGGCCGCTCATGGGCTACGAGTTGCGCAGCAAGCTGGCCGCCTGATCGCGTTAGACACTCGTCTAACCGCTGTCACCACCTATGAAGCGGTCACTATCGCCGCTTCATGGGTAAAAAGTGGTCGGGGTGAAAGGATTCGAACCTTCGACCCTCTGGTCCCAAACCTGAACCGCAAACCAGCGCCGACACGCACTTAGGGCCGAAACGCTCTAACCGCGTCGGCGCTTTTCGGGCTGATCTTGCCGGGCTTGGGCGGAGTGCGTTAGACGGAAAAATAGTTGCTTGCGGGGCTTGCGTGACGTGTCACGGTGAACTATGATTGAGGCATCAACACAGCAACCGGGGCAAGCAAATGGCATACGCGACCTACGAAATCAGCATCAACAACGGCAACGGTCTGACGTTCTTGCAGACGGTTGCCTGCGACATTGAAGCCGCTCACGCCGACATTCGCGCCATCTACGGCGACGATGTGGAAATCGTCTGCACCGTGGTGCTGTAACGTGAGCGCACCAGCAAACAGCAGCGCGCTTCCTGCGCTGCCGCACCCGGACCGCACAATGTGGCAATACGGAAGGCAAATAGACCACTACACGGCCGAACAAATGCGCGCCTTTGCTTTGTCGGCCATTGCGGCAACGCCGGCCGAAGACATGCATCCTCAACACTGGATCGGCGCAGAAATCACCAGCCTTTGCAATGCGGCAAAGTTGGCCTGTCTGGAAATGCGCAACGAAGTAATGCGTTCTGCCGAAGGAAAAGATGCGCACATCGGACGGGCCGTCAAGCGATGCAATGAAGCCATCGACCGGCTTGCCATTGCCTGCGCAAGCACACAAGGTAAGCCATGAACGAAATTGAGATTGCAGCGGGCGCCACAATGGCCGCCCACAACGCCGCGCATATCGCGTGGAGCCGCAACAACGACGATGTGCACACGCTTGTCATTGGCAGCCGAGCAAGAAACAGGGCCGTTGCCAACAACCCGGCATTGCGGGAGGCAATGGAATTGCTAGAGAAAGCCTCCCGGCTGTTGGACGACGCCCGGGCAAGGCAATCTCGGATGGCTGAATGACCGCCAAAACCCCCGCCCAGCGCAAAGCCGCCGAACGCGCCCGCCACCTAGATGCCGGCAGGACCGAGGTGCGCGGCATCTACGCCCCCCCCGAGCAGCACGCCGAGGTCAAGGAAGCCGCCGCGAAGATCGCGCGTAGGCGGGCTAGGGTGGCGAAGGCGGCACACATGCGCACAACCAGCGCGAAGGATTGATATGACCGCAAATTTCGCAAGCTACGTCTATACCGAGCCATTCAACCCTGGCGCCGGCACCGTGGTGAGCCGCAGCGATCTGTACCTGACGGGCATCAAGCCCGGCCGGCAGTGGTCAGCCAGCTTCCAACGCTACCCAGCGCGCCGGATCGTGTTGACCGGCGTCAGGCCAACGGCTGAGGAGGTCATGGAGTCGATGGCCGGCAGCGCGCAGATCAGCATGCTCATGGCCGAGTGCATCGTTACGGCTGTGCTGTCGGCGGCTGAGGCGAAGTTCGGCGCCGAGGTGGAGGCATGACCACGACCCAAGAGCAGTTAGAGCGGTGGGCGCGTGAGGCTGGATATGACGTTGAAAACCACTACGGTAACGGCGTTGAGATTTGTATGCCGTACTGCATTGACGGCGACTCACCAGACGAAACCGAGTTTTTATCCCGATTCTCCGAGCTTGTGCGGGCGGATGAGCGGGAGCGATGCGCGAAGGCTGCGGCCGACTTCCTGACGCGCGGAAGGAGCGGGATGGGCCAATCGGTTGCCGCCGCTATCCGCGCCCTGCCCTAGCGTTCCCCCAGTTCCCCCGGCCGCGTGTCCCCACTGACCCAGCGCCCCCGGAACAGGAAGGCAATCGGCAGTTGCCACCAGCGCAACCGAGGCTTCGGCGCTTCAGGCTGAAAGCTGCTAGGCCGGATCGCCTCAATCCTGCCGTCGAACCGGCCCACAAGCCGATGCGAAATCCACGGGCTAGCGTAGCTCGGGCGCTTGATGTAGTACGGCATTGGCAGCGACGGATTCTTGCGCCAGGCGCGGACGCGGCGCCAGTACTCTAGGCGCGCTTCGATCAGGCAGTTTGACCAGCGGATCATTTTTCCGCTTACCCCCGGCTAGCGCCCATATCGCGCAAGCTCGCTAAGATCGCGCCGGCCGAGCGCCCCGCTGACAAGTGCTGCGCTTCTTGCTTTGTCGGCCTCGGGCATGGCCCGCCATTGATCCATCGTCATTGATCCAGGTATTTTTGCCTCTGGCTGCCATTGTGTCGGCGGCTGCGGAATGTTTTGTTGCCATGTCCCGCGCGCCAGGTCTTTGGAATTTTGGTTGTACGGGCGCGGCTTTGCCTTGTTCACAAGATAGCTTGTGCCAAATTCGTCGCTCATGGCGACAGCATCAAAACCAAGCTCTCTGGCCATCTCGCCGCGAAGCCGCTGCAAATACCACGAAGCGTCACCGGCGACCACCCCAGACTGGTCGGGCAACTTAGATGCAAGCGTGCCGATGAGTCTGTCGGGTATTTGCCACGGGGCCGCCTTGTCGTCCTCGATAAGACTTGCAACGATGCGCAGATCATCATCCCCAAGATGGTTGCCAAGGCTCCTTCTGGCCACCGAAAGCGCAGCGTCCCCCGTGTCCGCGCCGTGATGCAGAACCTTTTCGTCGGGCACTGTCATTCGGTATAGAAAATCGCCGTGCGACCCTGCGGCTTGGCGCTGGGTGGAGGCGAATAGCCCGCCGAAATTACCGCCGCCCTGGACTATTTCCCCGAGCGGCTTACGAAAATTTGACCCGTGATAAAGCATCATGCTCTTAAGCATACCGCCGTCAACCGCCCCGGCGCCCATGCTGACCGCAGCCAACGCATTGCGCGGGCTTATCGGAGCCATCATCAGCGCGTCGGCCGTCTCTGGCTTGAGCAATGGCACGTTTGCTTTGCCGGCGTTCGTCAGCTTCTCGCCGTAGCTCATGCGGTCGGCAGTGGTGGCAAGACTGCCAAGACTGAGCAGCCCCGACATCGCAGCAAGCGGCGGGTTGAGCAGGCCGCCCGGCATTGTCTTGTCGGGCTTGTTGGCGTAGTCGTTTGCCGCCGTCAGGGCATCGGCCAACAGGCCCATCAGCTTGTTTCGTGGGGTCGGGCGAACCTCTGGGAGCAGGCTCTGCAAGTAGTTTTCAGCCATGTTCAGCCTCAATCTTCTTTTGCGACACGTTCCCGACGATGTACGCCGCCACCGTGGCAATCGTCACCGCGCTGTAGACGCCGCCGTCGATCTTGCCGGCCCAGCACAGGGCAAAGGTGCCGGCGCCGCTGATGACGGTCAGCACGAAGCGCCTGCCGCCGAATGGTTCTAGGGCACCGACAGCCATCTAGTGAACTCGTCCAGCAGTGTCGCCGCAGCGAAGGCGAGCGCGATCAAGACAGCCCACTCCTCGGCAGTCATTTTCGGCACGATAACGCTCATGATACGCGGCAGGTCCACACGCGCGATTGTGCCTCTTATCAGTCATTGCGCACCCTGTAAAGCTTGACACTTGCCAGAAGTGCGCAAAGCACCACGATTCCAGCCTTGCCAATGTCGAATTGCAGCAGCGCCGAGCATTGCGCCTGGCCTTTCGGGATCGGCCACGGGCTGATGATGTAGGCGATTGAGCAGCCGGCAACCATCAGTTCCTCGCAGAGCCACCACGCGGCCACGGCGACGACGAACCAGCTACGCACGCGCCACACCAGCAGAAGCAGCAGGATCGCGCGAACAGCAGCCCCGCAGGCGTTCCAGACCTGCGCCTGATGCTGCACAGGCACCAGCGCCCACCCGTAGTGCAGCGCGGCGCCCAGGGCCATCAGGGCAAGACCGTAAACGGCATGTGGGTGGTTACCTCTATCGGCCATAGTGAGTGCACCTTGTTGCAGCGGTATTGCAGCGCCGTTGTCAGGTCGGCCGGCCCCGCCTTGATGGCCTCGGGTAGCCGCAACGTGATCGATAGCGCGCCGGGGCTTTTCTGTTCCATGCTGCGGATCATTTCGGCAGTGGAGCCTGACGCCCCAAGATCGAACCGCGAGCCGCCGCTATCGAACAGGAAACGCGAGAAATCGGCGGCGCACTCCCGATCAACATCGCGGCGAACCTGCGACCGAATCGTGATCCAGTCGCCAGGCTTCGCGGCGGCCGGCGTCACAGCCAAGACAGCAAACGGCGGGGATCGGTCTAACGCAAACCATGCCACGGACAAAAGCCCTAGCGCAATGGTGATGTTTGCCACCCACAACAGTCGCTGCGCCATGTCGTCTACTACTCTAAAGACATGGATCATTTGATCGTGAAGTGGGCTATGAGCTTGTGCGCTGCGTCCCATACGATGGTTGTTCCTACGCTGATCGCTGCTATCCATTTTGCCCACCGTTGCAGGATTTCGGCGAGCCACTTTCGGTGCTCACGCTCCCGCGCGAGTTCCTCAAGAGCCTGCCGCGTTGAGTCGCTGAAGGCCGGTTTTTCGTCTTGCTTTGCGCCCACATCATCACCGCACCGGGCCGGGGCCACCGCCGCCGCCCGCGTCGATCTTGTCGGCGGCTGCGCGGATCGCAGGCCAGTCGGAAAGCCAGTGCAGGCCGGATGCTAGGAATTTGCGGATCGTCGTCATGTTCAGGCCAAAGTGATATTTGCCGTGCGGGTCGTGCCGTCAGTGCCGCGCACGCTGATGCGGAGATTGGTGTTTGAGGTCAGCGCAAACACCATTTGCTGATTGATCGACAGAGACGGCGCCGAAGTATTGACATAGGTAACCACATCGCCAGCCGTGGACAAAAACAGCGGCTGTGTCATGCTCGCCAGCATCCCGCTAGTGCCCAGCGCGGCGCCGGTCGGCTTCACATAGAAGCGCATGCCGGCGCTGTCGAACTTCATCGCTCCGGCAACGTCCGTGATTGCCTTGTCATCCGTCACAGGGTTGTAGTTGTACGAAATGAGCGGATAGCCGGTCGTGCTGCTGGCACCAAGGTACATCGGCGCTAGCGTATCAACCGTGACAAGGTTGTTGACTTGAAGCGGCGCACCGCAGAAAAACGGCGCGTCCTGTTGCGCGATGTAGCCGGAATAATTGAGGGTTGCGCCTTTGGTCTGCGAGGCGACATAGAACCCGTAATTGTTGGTTAGCGTGCCTGCGCCGGTCGGGTTGTAGACGTACAACCCGTAATTGTTGGTTACGGTCCCAGCCGTGAAAGTAGGCGAGGAACTGAAATTGTAGACATGCGAAAGCGTGCCCCCGGTGCGGTTTGCATCTGGGCGCGACTGAACGGCGGCGATGTGGTCATTGGTGCCGTTGCCGGCAGACGTTGGCGCCGCGTCAAAGGCCGCGTAACTTCCAGAGGCCCGCGAGAAGTTCGTCTGGTCGCGGAAGCCATGCCCGGCCGAAGTGGTCGTTGACAGCGTGCGATTGATCCGAAAAGCCGCGTCAGGCGTGCCGGTATCATCTGTATTGTTGGCCTCAAATCGCGGGGCCGTCACCGTCACCGTAGACGTAGAGGTAAGGTACGGAGTCACCCAGCCATTTGTGGCGCTGTTCGCGTAGATGCTGCCGAGGAACGCGAACGCGGTGCGGATGTTGTCATCCAGCGACGATGCTGCGTCAGTCCCTGCCGGGCTGTTGCTGGCCGGGGTCGTTGAAAGCTGGCTAAAGCTAGTCGGTATGGTCACTGCGGTTCCTCACGGAATTGGCAAGGGGGATTTTATGGAGCTTCACGACATAGCGCGTAGCGTCGGGACTGCTGTGGTCGTGTGCTTCATCGGCCCGGCGCTTTGGCTGTTTGCTGAGTACGGCTCCAATGTCTGCGAGTCGTTAATCCGTAAGGCTGTACGCCGCTGGGGCTCCAAGAAGCCCGGCGCGCAAGACCGCTTGCTCAAGAACCTTGCGAGACTTCGGGTTATTCGCAAGTAGCTTTAGGTCGGCTTCCGTCATCAGTTTGGCGGTCTGGCCCGGGTTCAGCAGAGCGTCAGACAACAGCCCTTGCATCTGCTTGTCGGCATCTTGGTAAATCCACCGGGTCGCGCGGTTGACGCCCGGCAAGCTCAACAGCCCGCCCATCATGCGAGGCATGCCCGACTGCTCGGCGATGTTGGACATGGTGATTTTCTGGAAGGTGTCGGAGCCGACGCCGCGCCCGAGGTCTTGGGCGTTAGCCTTCCGCGCAAGGTCGGCGCCTATTCCGGTCAGCGTTTGCATTTGCTGCGGCGTCATCACATCCGCCAGCCTGGCTGACTTCATGCCGGTTGCATTTGCGGCCAGCGCGTCGCCATCCCGCAAGGCGCGGGCATACGTGGCGCCGGACTCTTTGCCAAGCGCGCCGAAGTCACTCAAGGCCGGCTTTACTCGGTTCATCAACTCGCGGCCGACTTCCATCTGATTGACGGGCTTTGACAGTTGCGCAAAAGCCTGCCGGGCCTGGCCATAGGACGGAATCCCGGCATCTACCGCCGTCAGGAAATCATCTTTTGCGCCGGTCATGAGGCGCTTTTCCGTATTCCCTAGCGAGCCCTCGCCAACCGCGCTAATTGAGTCGTCAAGCGCCAACTTGATGTAGTGCAGGGCTTTGCCGCTGTAGCGAGAAACCTGCGCCGGAATGGTGGTTGAAGCGGGGCGGCCAGATGCATCAAGAATTGCGCTTGGAATGACCTGTTCAGGCAAGTCCTTCCCCGCTTTCAATGGCTCGCCGGCTAGCTTTGCCAAGCGCTGCGCCTTGCCTAGGACTTCCGGCGGGAGCCGGTCAAGCACGGCCGGGAGAGCGCCGGAGTTCTCCATCGTGGCTTGCTTAGCCTGTGCGTATAGCGGGCCGGCCGCTGCATCGCGCGCCTTTGTGGCCGCAGCCATTGCCGCATCATCCCCAGCAATGCCGCGCAAGGCATTCAGGCGGGCGCTGGCCTGCTCCATGCCGCGCACCGTGTAGGCTTCCGGGTTCGCCTGCGATGCGGCCCGCTCAAGCGCGGCAATGCCGCCACTCTCCGCAACTTGCGCGGCGGTCGGCATCGAGCCCTGAACCAGCGGCGCGGCAGACTTCAGGCGCGACACAACGGCCGGTGCGCTGTCGCCGGCAACGCGGTTCAACAGCCGCCCGGCAATGGCCTCGCGCCCGCCTTGGTACAGCGGCTCGATAAAGCTCTTGGCGGTCTTCGCGCCAGCGGCCAGAAGCGGGACCGAAGCACCCGACAGCGCCCCAAGCGCAGCCCGCCCGCCACGCTCGCCAGCCGTGCCGTACTCAAGCGCGCCCGGGATCGCGCCAGCCGCAGCCATGCGCAGCACATTCGCTCCCAGCGTAGCCCCACCGCCCGCAGGGATCGCCAGCGAAGGAAGGGATTCACCGATGCCGGTAGCGATGGGCCGCGCGTCCTTGAGGGGCTGATACAGCCGATCATCTTCAGCCGCCGACTGCTTGAGATTGGCTAGTTCGGCGTCGTTTCCGGTGGCGCCGTAGTAGAGCTGCTGCATGCCCTTGCCAACGCGGTCGAACGTGCGGCCGGCACCGATAAGCATGGTTTTGGCGACGCCGGGAACATCAGCCATAGGCGCGGGCGCCTCTGCTGCCGGCGCGGGCTCCTGCTTCAGCCGAATGATGGCGTGCGCCAGCATCTTGGCATCGTCAGTAGCCCCCGCCTTGTCGGCGGCAATCAATGCCTGTTGCAGTTGCTCAAGAGTTGCCATTAGCGCCCCGGCTTGGTGTACTTATCGACCAGCGAATCGATGCTAGTTGGCTCGGTCGGCATGTCCACCTGGTAGAACGGCACGAACGGCTGGAACTGCTTGCCTACGTTGCCAAGTTGCTGCTGATGCGATGCGATGCGCTGGCCGTTGATCTTGCGCAGCACGCCGGTAAGAGAACGAATCTCGGGGGCCGTCAGGCTGTCCACATCGCCACCAGCAGCGCGCGAAACTAGCGCGCGTTCGCCTTCGGTGATCTGGCCCTGACCCTTGAGCGCCGCCGCACCATCCACAGCAAGAGCCGCAGCGCCTTGGATGACCTTGCGAGTATTCGCCAGCACCTCGGCGTTGCCCTTGCCGCCGACGCCGATAGTCTCGCCAAGCTGCCGGCCGAAGGTTTCAAACTTCGACGTTGGGCCAATGGCTACTTTGCCGGTGTCAAGCGTCTGGTTGATGCGGTCGATGGTCTGGATGGTGTTGACCGCCGCCCGCGCCTGATCGCGCGAGGTCGCCAGCGCGCCGGCCGCGTCTTTGGCGAAGGCATCACCAAAGCCCTTGTCCATGCTCATGGAAACATTCGTGGCGCCGGCCTTCTTCTGCTGAATCACGAAGTCCTGGAACGAGCCGCCGAACCCCTGCTGTCGCGCGTATTCGTACTCACGAACTGCGCTAGGTTGCTCGTGCGTCTTGGGGTTCTCGGCCAGCACCTTGCCAGCCCGCGTCACCAGCTTGCCACCCTCGGCAAGCGCCATCGGCGTTTCGTCCTTCTGCATCGACGCGATGTAGCTGGACAGCGGCAGTGCACCCGACTTGACGGCGCCGAACATTATCTGCTGCACCGGATCAACTGCAGGCACGCGCGCAGCGTTTGCCGCAGTCGGGCCGCCACCGCCTGCCATTGCTTGCCCGTTGGCTTGCATCTGCGGGCTTGGCAGGTTCTGCAAGAACTCTTGCTGTCGCTGCGCCTGAGCCGCCGCGCGCTGCTGGTCGGCTAGCTGCTGCTGCGCCGCCTGCATCTGAATTGCCTGCATGGCTTGCTGTTGCTTCATGGCCTCGGATCGCTGCTGATCCTGCTTAGCCTGCCGCATCACATCCATCGCCTGCATGCCAGCCTGCCCGAGCCCTTGCCCGAAGCTCCCGCGCGAGTTCAGCAGGCCAAGCCCGAGGGAAAGCAGGCCCTGCGTTTTCGGGTCTTCAAAGTCGCCAAGTAGCCCCATATCAACCCCCAAAGAAGCGCCACGCGCCATCGTTTGCCTGCCCTTGAGCTAGCAGGCCCTGCGGCCGGAGCTGCGTGATCGGCTGCGGCGTGTATTGCTTGACCGGGCTGAGTAGCCCTTGCTGAATCGGGCTTGTCCACTGCTTGGCGGGGCCGTTGGAGCCTGGCAAAGAGCCGGCGCCCGACGATGCCGAACCGGTTGACCCACTGCCGCCCATCGCGCTCAGAAGCGAGGTTCCGCCCGAGAACAGCAGCCGGCCCAATGTCGGGTTCGCCTTCATCCACTCCGCGATTGGCTGCGTAACCGGGGACACGGCGCCTTTGACGTTGGCCGCCGTGTCGCGCAGGTAGTCGGTTGCGCTCCACGGGGAATCCGTTGCGGGCGTTACCGTGCTTGGCGTGTTCGGGCTTTGATAGCCTGCACGTTCAGCGGCCCGAATGTCCTCAAGCGTGGCCGGCCGGTTCTGCGATGACATGCCGGCCGCAGCGCCATCGGCTGCGTTCAGTGCCGCGCGGTAGGCGTCAAGCTCAGACAGCGACATGCCCGCGAACTGGCCCTGACTCGGCTGGATGAACCCTGACATGTCCATCGGCTGCGACAGCGCGCCGACCTGATTCGTGCCCATTGCGGCCACATCGCCACCAGCCGAACCGGCAGCGCCGAATGCGTCCTTGGCGTAACCACCAGCGCCACCCAGCAGGCCACCCACAAGCGCGCCCTTCAGCACGTTGCTGCCGTTCGCGCCGGACGACACAGCGCCAGAGGTTGCGCCCGTAGCAGCGCCGGCAGATGCGCCAGATAGCCCGCCAGCAGCCGCAATGCCGCCACCGAATCCCGCACCCACCACGGCCGGGATGATGACCTGCGCCGCCTGCATCATGCGACTGTCAGCGTCGCCCGTGCGGTACTGGCCTACCTGCTTGCCGGTGGAGTCATAGACAGTCGTGGCCGGCTCGCGGCCCTGCATCGACGGCGCGAAGGTGTAGCCCTTGCTGGCGATGAAGTCGGAGAAGCCCTTGTCTAGCGCGTTCGCCGGCCGGTCTGCCGCGTCCTGCGCCGAAAACGAATCCATGCCGGGGTGCCATGCATCCGCCTGCGCCTGGCGCGCACGCTCGGCGGTCTGGTCCATCACCGACCCGGTATAGCCAAGATCGCGGGCAAGGTACTTCGCCGCGTCAGGGTAGGCTAGAAACGGGTTACTAGGGTCAAGACCGAGCCAGCTACTTGCCATGTCAGCCACCCGAGAACAGCAGGTTGTAAAGCGCCGCGCCGGTCAGCGCACCGCCCGCTAGCTGCGATGCCGTGGAAGGCCCCGGCTGCGTGCTGGTGCTGGTCTGCCCGTAGGACTTGCCCAGCGCGTTACCCATGATGTCTAGCTGCTGCTGCGGGTAGTTGCGGGCGTCCAAGAACTGCTGATAGCCGCTGTCTAGCTGCTTCTGGTTCTGCGCCTGAATGCCCGCGCCGGCCTGCTGCATTTGGTTGATATCGGCGTAGTCGTTGGCTGCGTAGGTCGGGGCCATGCCGAGCGCCGATTGCTGATAGCCGCGCTCGGTGTTGTATGCGTTGAAACGCATGTCAGAACCGATCTTGCCGATGTTCTGTTGCAGCGAGTTCATGCCCTGCGCACCGGCCTGCATCACGCCAGAATTGCCGAACGAGCCGCTAGCGCCCATTGCGCTATCCCACTGCGGCTTTTGAACGTTGTTCCACTGCTTGACTAGATCGCCCTGCGCAGAGTCGATCTGCGATTGCAGGTAGGGATTCCCGCCGAGAAAGTTGCCGTTGATCGTGTTCGTCAGCGTCTGATTCGCTGCCGACATGACCGGGCTACCCGATGCCGCGCGCTGGGCCTGCGCTTGGTATGCCTGCGTCTGCCACGGATTCAGGTCCGCGACGCGCTGGCCGGTGTATGCCTGATACGGGGAATCCGCGACCTGTTGGGCGCGTTGGAGGTAGCCCTCTGCGTAGGGCTGCACGAAACCGGGAAGACCGGCGTTCGTGGTGGTCGTGTAATCTGCCAATTTGGCCTCCGGCGCCTCTCGGCGTTAGGAATGGGGTTGATTATCTATCGGATTTGGTCTAGAAGCTAATGACAACCGCCGCGCTTATAACCTTCACAAGCCGCCCGGTTGAAATATCAAAGCGCAGCGGGTCGGGCGTCCGAGTTTGAACCGTTGGCGCGCGTGCCGTCAGCGTCAGCGAACCAGCCGGGACCGAGATAGCCGCCGCCGATCCAGCGAACACAGACGGAACGTAGGCCGTCGCGCCGATGCTCGCAGCAGGCACCGCAACCGATACCCCGGCAGCGCCGGTAACGCTTGGCGCCAGTGCCGAAAATGTCACCGTGGCAGCAGGAACCGCGATGAACTGACCAGCGCCTACGGTCACAGTCGGCGCCAACGGCGAAGCGGTCAGCAATGCAGCCGGAACCGCCACAGCCTGCGGCGTGGACACACTCGGGGCCAGCGCGGAAACCGTTGCCGAAGCAACCGGCATCGCTATCGCATTTGGCGTCGATACCGTGGGCGCTAGAGGCGATACGGAGGCAGATGCGGCCGGCACGTTGACGGTCACACCCGCCGCAGCAGTAACCGGAACCCACACCCGCACAGGCTCAAAGAGTTGAGCAAAGCGCGCCGGATCGCCCGTGATCGCTAGGGCTTCTTCGTCTGTGATCGAATTCCCGGAGCCGAACCCGGTGAAATACAGGGCGCCGGTCAGCGTGCCGCCTGGCGGGAAAACGCGATCTAGGCCAGTGCCCAGCGTGCCGGGACTGAGTGTGCCGTTTGCCTGCTGCCCGTTGACGAATAGCCGGTAATCGGTCGCGCTGTAGGCCACCATCACCGCCGCAATCGGAACGTTGACCGATGTTGGAAGGGTTACGGTCAGCGTTCTCGCAGTGCCGAAGTTGTACCGAACGTTAAACGTTACGGTCGTGCTGCTGCCCAGGACGATATCGGACTGATACCCGCCAACGGAGCCATTGAAGCCCGACAAGACCCAATTGCCAGCCGACGATGTGAAGACCCCATAGGCCGCCTGAACGTATGGGAACGACAGCGCGGGGACGGCGGCGACAGTGCCGACAGTTCCGGAGCCGACAAGGGCCAGGCCAGCCTGGCGCGGGAGGACGGAAACCGTAGACGGCGGGACAGCCCTGATCCCGCGTATGAGGTCAATGCCACCGATGGAGTTGCCGAGCCATGCCGACTGAAGGACTCGGCCTAACGTGCTGGTCGGATCAATGCATGCCGCTTCTTGCGGCAGTTCCGTGCGCGGTAGCAGTGTTTCGCGCAGGCGGGCCATCGTCAGTAAACGAAGGTCGTAACGTGGGCCTCGACCGTCACAGCCTGCCCGGTGTTGCCGGTGGTTTCGACTTCAAGATAGGCGACTTCAGGGCCGAACCGATAGGCGCCGCGCGTGCTGGCGCTGGCCGTCGATCCGCCGCCAATCACATAGACCTGCTTCCAGTCCGTGTCTGCCGTGCCTTCAGCCGCAGCAGTCGGCATGCTGGTCTGCTTGTGAGCAACAAGAACCCGGCCCTCACACTGGACAGTCGGCCCCGTGCCGCCGTTGGTCAGGCGAATGGTCACGATCCCCCCATCCACCGCCGTCAGGTCAACCCGGCCGCGATTGGTCGCGCCTGCGGCCTGGCTGGTGCTGCTGATGAGTACCGTTGCGGCTTGGGTCTTTGCCATTGCTTACCCCTGCGGCGTCCAGATGGTGCCGTTGTCCTTGAAGATGACGCGCGTTGAATCGGTGGCATCAATGTCGCCTTCCCACGTGACATAGGCGGGCGATGCGTCCGTGCCGGTGCCGGTGGCAAAAATCTTCTCTGCGCGGGTCATGGCGCGCTTCCACAGGGCCAGCAGCAGCGGGCGGGTAGTAGCACCACCAGCAGCGGAAAACACGGCATCGAAGCCTGCGCGCGTGCGGTCCTTGCTCGGGTTCACAGTGCCGGCCAAGAGCAGCGCCTGATAGGCGGCCAGCTTGATCGCGGTCAGCCCGACAAGCTCCACGCCGTCCACGTTAGCGGCAACGTCAGCCAGCGGGACCGAGGTTTTCCAACAGGTCACGCCAGCGTCAGACGTGTTCAGCCACGATTGAAGCCCCGCCGAGTTCCCTGCAGCAATGAGCGCCGCAGCAGCCGGGATAGCGAAACACCCCGCGCGCAGGGTGACGATTTGTGCATCGGTCATGTGCGACATGTGAGCCCTTTAGGTGATGGTCAGGATGCCCGAGGCATTCCACGTGAGTGTGAGAGGGTTGCCGGTCGTTGCGGTCACATCGGCCGGCGTGGTGTCAAGCAGGATGTAGGCAACAAGCGGATCAACGCGCGTGTTGAGCGTGCCCGATGCACGGATGACGGCATAGCGCGCAACGATGGAGCCTCCCGAAGCGTTCCAAGTGGTGTCGGCTGCGTCGAATGTCACCGTGCCGCCTGAGCGCGTGAGCGTCACCGTGCCAAGCGTCGCGCCGCCGTTGGTGTACCCATTGGCCGTGCTGAGTTCGTTGGTCAGGTCGGCATAGACGGTATGCGTCGATGCGCTCGGCGTGTAGGTCGAAGTGTGCAGCGTGACCTTAAACGTGTTGCTGTTCAGGTCGAAAGTGCCGTCAACGAGGTATTCGCGGAAGGACTGATAGAGCGTGATTGAAGCGGCCATGCCGTCTCCTTACAAGTAGGAAAGGGACGCGCGGTTGTCCCAGATGTTGTCAAACGCTGCGTTGCCGTCAGCCCATGTAATCGTTACGTCGCCGTCAGTGCCGAAAACGAGCTTCTGAATCTGCCAGGTCGCCGAGCTGGTGGCCTCGCCAACCTGTGCTTTGCCGAGGTACGCATAAGTCGGCGTGCTGCTGTCTTGGTCGTATCGGGTGGCGTAGTTGGTCATTTGCACTTCATCAATCAGCGCGTTGATCTGCTGCGCCATTTCCCGTAGGTATTGGTACAGCATCACATTCAGCCGCCTTGAATAGTCGGTCGGGTGATCCTGCGGCAGGCTGATCGGCCCTAGCTTTTTCATCGCTGGCCCGCCTTGAGAAAGTCGAAGTCCACCAGCGCCGCAACCCAGCTTCCGACCTGCGAAACCGTGATCCGGTGATAGCGCGCAGACTGCCGAATGTCGAACTTGCCCGCGCTGTAGGTGCCGCTGCCGCCCGTGCTGAGGTTGTCGCCTCGCGCCATCTTCTTTTGGCCGGTAACGGTCGCTGAGGTGGGGCCGGCTTGGTAGCTCACCCGCACCCGCTTCAGGCGCGAAACCACCTGATCGTCACCAACGTCGAACAGCGTGATTGAGCTATCGGCCGTGACGCCCGTCAGCGTGGAGAGCTGATGCGCCGATGTAAACACCGTGGTCATCCGCCCACCAGCAAGCCAGTATTGCGAATCCATGCCGACAGCCGGCAGATCATCAATCGTGCCGGTCAGGCTGTCGATGGTTGCCCCGGACGACACGTAGTTAAGCGCCGCCTCAATCGTCAGCGTTGCTTTGCCCCACTGCTTGGTGCCGAGGTGATAGACCAATGCTTGGTCGTTTTCGCTTGATGCGGTGGACGGGTAGAAAATCCACACAACGCCGTTTTGCTTGTCGTGCAGGACGGTTGTTTTGTAGAGGTAGGCTTGGCTGACGTTGTTATAGAACCACTGCCGAACCGAGCCCTCTGCAATGGAAACCGGCCGCGTGCCGTCGAACAACATGATGTCCGACCGGCCGACGAAGACAAGGCCCTGACCGCCAATGTCGGTGACGGCATCGACGCCGACACAGCCCACATCGCCGGGGATCATGTCCCACTGCCACACCGCAGGCGAGCCTACGTAGCGGCCGACATAGATCGAGCGGTCCTTGAAGGCTACGATTTGGTCGCCGAAGGTCTTAGCCGCGCTGATGGCCCCAGGCGACGAAACGAGCCGGCCGGTCGTGGCCTGAGTCGCAAGGGATGGCGTCCACGAGGTTTCATCGTTGATGCCGCAGCACCACCACCTATCCGTGCTGTCGCCATAAGTCGCGTCGTTGGTGTCAAAGGCGACCACAAAGCCAGAAGCCGATTCGATGATCTTTGCCTTCGGAGCCGTAGCAATGTCAGCAAACGCCCCGCTTCCGTTGCTGCGCTGGATCGTCGTGCTCTTGTTGCTGGCGAGCGTGGCATTGCCGAACTGCACAACGTCCCACCGTTCATCCGCACCCAGCGAGTAAGCGGCACCGCGTGACACATCCGACCATGCGCCGCCGCTGAGTTCATACAGCGCCGCAGCAGTGCCGGCAAACACCCGCCGAGAGCCGTCCAGCAGCGTCGCAACCGCAGCATTGCGACACGCCGCAGCCAGCGCAGGCACATCGGTGATTGCAACCGCCGTTGGAGCGCCGCGCATGCCCGAGGCGCACGGCACCGCGTTGACGCAATCCGTGATCGCGCCAGGCGTGGCCGCGTCAACGTCAGGGAGGTAGCCGAGCAGGGGGGTCATCGCCTCACCAGGCCCCAACAGTCGCGCCAATGTGCCCAATGCCATCAGGAGCAAACCGCCCCCAAAAGTCCGGGACGCGGCGGTCTACGCTCTTGAACATCAGACTCGCATCGGTCGGCGTGAAGTACCGGGGCGTCACCGTTCCGGTGCTGCTGACAATATCCGATGCGTTGAGCGCCTCGCCGCCGTAAGGGCTGGTGACCTTGTAAAAGGCGTTTTTGCGGTACTTCGCCTGCACCGGGTTCGTCAGGCTAAACCCGGTGGCAAAGTTGGCAATCAGGTTGCGCTCTGCGTTGAACCCGTCCGATCCCGAAGACTTGGACACGGCCACGCCGTTGATGAACCCGCTGCCGATAACCGAGTTGTTGCGGAACTCGGTGTTGTCGTTGGTGAACACAAGCGCAGCGTTTGCACCGTCAACGCCGAGAACGTCAAAAATGTTGCTGTAAACATCAAGGTACGCCACACCCGGGTGCGCATTGAGCAGGATTCGCGACCCGCGCACGTAGTTGTGCCGGATGATCGAATTGACTTCCGTGTTGATGCCAACGTTGTTCACGGACTGTGCAAAAACACCATTCTTCGCGGCGCCATACCCGATCATGATGTTGCGTTCGATGATCGCCAGCGCAGAGCCTGGCCCGGCTGCTGGTGCGTCGATCATCACGCAATGCTTGCAGTCCCACGCCGAGTGATCCATGTAGTTGTCATGAATCCAAGAGAGCGTTGGTACAGCAAGAATCAGGTTGATCGCGTCCGCCGCCGACTGCCGGCCGCCAACGGGAGTGCCGACGATTGACGAATCAATCCGGTTGCCGACATTGGCAAAACGGTTCCACCCGGCCTCGAAATAGTCGCGCACAGGGCCGAATATGCCGTCACCACCGAGCCCGTCGAAGTCGCAGCCAAGCACGATGCCGACGGGGCTAGCGAAGGCCGCATCAGCCTCCGCATTGATGCCCGCGAAGTTGATCGCGTTGTTCGTGCAGTTGTAGAAGTCGCAATTGATGATGACGCCGGAAACGCCCTCAGCAGCGCCTGATGCGGCATTACCGCGCGTGCCGAATGTCAGTGTGTTTTGCCCGACAAGGCTGTTGGTCGTCTCGCCGGCCGCGCGGTCAATGTCGCGAAACTCCACGTTATGCACGATGGTGTCACCGAAGAATTGCAGCGCATGGTTTCCGGTGCCGGCAGGCATCCGGCATTTGATAACAGGCTTTGGCAGCGACGGATCGCCATAGTCGGTGATGATGATCCCTTGGCGCGTCCATGAGAAAACCTGCGCGGTCGCAGTCATGACACTGCCGCGCTTCAGCCGGTAAACGTCGCCATTGCCGCCGCCGCTCGGGAAGTCAAGACGCGGGGCGCCTTGGACGGTGCCCGAAGGCCCCGAGGTTCCGTCCGTGCCGTCAATGTAGTAGGTCGCCACGATTCGCCTTACTGTTGGATTTCAACGATCAACGCAATCGCGTTGGCGCCGGTTGTGGCCTTGACCAAAGGGCGCGGCCGGTCAATGTCAGCGATCTGCAACAGCACCGCATCGGTCGCGCCAGACACCGCCAGCGTGTCTTTGCCGAGGTTGGTCGATACCGAGCAGTTAGCGGCCGAGTTCGTGGCGTTGGTCGTCACGGCAATCAGCCGCTCGCTTCGGCCAATGGGCAAAACTTGTGCGGTCTGGCCTGGCAGGATGAAGTGCCCGCGCACCCCGGCCGCCTGTCGCGGGTCCGGGTACTGCGCGGTTTCTTCCGTGCGGCTGAACACGCTCACCGTTGGAATGTCGATGCCATCCGACACGCCGTAGGAAACCGAGCCAGACGCGCACGAAATGCGCAACTGCCCACCCTGCAATGGCAGCGATTGAGGAATGGCAGAGCCGCTAATCACCACAGTGCCAAGCGGGTACTCGACGGAGTACGTCCCTGTCGAAGGCGTGAAAGTCACTGTGTCGTTTGGGCTGCACCCGATGACAACAGCGCCTTGCAAGCTGGTGACTGTTCCCGACTGATTCGCCACGCCATCCCCTTAGAGCACGCGCACGCGCATCTGTGACCCGCTGCGCAATGCAACGTCGTCGGTGTCTTGAATCTGCTTGACCTCGGCCCTGTAGCGCGCATCGAACAAGGCAATGTCATCGGTACTGCGCAGGTACATCGCGGCCTCAACCAGCGCGCCCGACAGGTAGACGGACGGGTAGTTTGTCAGTAGCCAATTCGTCGGCGTCACCGACAGCGCGGCAATTCGCGCGTAGTAGTCCATCGACACTGTGTAGACGCCATCCGGCGTAGGCCCCAACAGCAGGTTGTCGCCCAAGATGGTGTAGACCACCGGTTGCCCGGTCTGGTAGCCGGCCGGAAACTTGCGGTCCAGAATCTCAGGCGTCACCACCGACAGCGTTGCGGGCGGCGATGCGCTGGAAAGCGTGATGTTTTCGATTTCCAGGAAGTCGGATGGCAGCGCCACAGACGAAGTGCCCGCCACCGTCGAAAGACTCGCCGTGCTGATCTGCCGTCGCAACCGCAGGTCACGCGCAATGCGCGACTCGGCCAGCGCCACAAAGTCGGGGATCGTCGCCGTTAGGTCGGTGCGGTCCATCCACGTGGCGACAGACGCCAGAAGGTCGGAGTACGTCGCCAGGGCCATCGCTTACACCTGACCCTTCCAGATGCGGAAATGCGCCAGCGCCGGATCATTCAACATGCGCCGAATGTGGGCCTTGTCGCGCTGGAACTCGTGCAGCGTCAGGTGGTTGTCGTTCAGGTACTTGTCCACCATCACAAACGGGATCGAAGCGGCGAGCTTCATGTCCCGGCTGCCGTGCTGGCCCTCGTTGTGCCGGGCCTTCGCATACTCGGCAATCGCGGTGCAGTCCTGAACTGTGCCGGTCACAAGGTTGCCGTCTTGCAGGGCAACCACGGTCCGCACGCCCGGGGTGGTTTCGACAATCGCGCGCATCACGAGTTGTCCAGCGGGACCACGTTGATCTGACCGGCCGCCACACCTTGGATGTATGCGATGTGGGTCGCAGCCTTCGGCACTTGGATCAGCACCGCGTCGGCGTTCTGCACCAAGATATCGTTGGTCGTCGCAGTGACGGACGAATCGCCGATCTTGAAGTAGCACTCATTACGAGCAGCCACCCGGACGAAGTTCGGACGGTTGCCCGAGCCATCAACGGGGATCGCTGAACGCGCAGAGGCTGCGCCGGTCGCGGCAGAGAACCCCACCGCAGTAACGACGATGAAGCCGCCGTTGAATGTCTGAGCCATGTAGTCTCCAGCGCCTCGCGGCGTTAGGAAGACGGGGCCGAAGCCCCGCCAGGGTCAAGCCGGCGCGAGGGTGACGGTGATCGCGCCAATCGCCGAGGTTGCGGTGCCGGTGTAGTCCACCGCCAGGCGGTCGCCAGCGGCCAACAGCAGATCGCTTCCAGTCGTGGAGAGCGTCAGAATCTGATTCGTCGCGGCAGTGCCCACGAGGTTGTACGAACCAGAGTGCAACGCCGTGCCCGAGGTCAGCGCGGTGCCGGTAGGCACTTTGCGAACCACGGCGGTACAGGCGCCGCCGGTGCCAATCACATCGTTGACGCCACGGATGCCCTTGACGACATACGCGCGGTCAGCGACAAAAAACGAGGCATCAGCGGCCGGCACGTTGTAGTTGATGGAAGCCGTGATCCAGCCCGCCCCAGCGGTCGGATTCCGCGTGGTGTTCTGGTCGCCGACCATTTCAAGGCTGCCGTCAGCCCCTTGTCGAATGTCCACAGACATGATGTTCCTTTCGTTGAAGGACAGGGGCCTAAGCCCCCGTCATGTCATCACTGCACGTCGAAAATAGCTCCGTGGGCCTTGGGTGCGCGGCACTCCAGCGTCATCTCAACCAGGAGCTGGCGCTTGTCGGCGTCGCCGGTCTTCGCGAGTTCGTTGGTCATGAACGGGCGCAGGTAGGCAATCGCCAGCTTGTCCATTTGCAGGACGAACACGTCACGGGTCGCCATGAAGCGATTCGGCGTGGCAGTCAGTTCGCCGAAGTCCGACACGTACACATCGACCGAGGCGTAGAGCTTCTTGTCCTCGCTCTTGTCCATGCGGGTGCTGTTGCCGGTGAAGCCGGAGAAGGTCTGCTTCAGGGCGGGCGGCATCATGATGGTGTCGGGCTCGCCGCCGGCCGTGTAGACCTGCTGGAGAACGTCCTTGACCTGCGACTCGGTGAACGCGCGCAGGGTGCCGGTGCTGTAACCGGTGTTGCCGGTGTAGCTGGCCAGCGTGCCGCCGTTGCGGTTCACGTTGTCCACCACCCAGCCGCGCAGGCCACGGAACGAGCGCGGCGAGGTCGCCAGCACGTCCGATTGCGTCAGGTTGGTTTCGGCGTCGCGCTTGATTTCCAGCGAGGCCAGAGCCACCTGATAGCCCAGCTCGTCCTTGCGGCCGGCGCTGTTCATGGCTTGCTGAGTGCCCGACACGACCACGGTCTTGGTCAGGATTTGCGTGCGGTTGGTCAGGCGCACGGTTGGGGTCACCGACTTGCCCGAGGCGTCATCGCCTTCGACGCCGGCATTGGAGGCCGAAGCCGCCGCCAAGTCTTGGGTCTGCCACTCGTGCAGGGTGTTGGTCGCCTTGGCCTTGGACGCCGAGGAAAACACCGGGGTCTGCGTCGGGCTGATCCGGTAGATGGTGTCTTGCAGGTCTTCACGGTTGCCGATGGCGGCCGTGGTCAGAAAGGTATTGGTAGGTGCAGTCATGGGAACTCCGGCGCCTCTCGGCGTTAGGGGTTAGAACATTGAAGCGAACACTGCGGCGGCGTCGTCCACGCTGCCCGACTTGGACAGGCGTTGATACGCCGAGGTACGGCGGTCCAGTTGCTGGCCTTCGCCAGTGCCGGGCCGCTCTACCTTCGTCGGGACAGACTTGATCTTGTCGGCTGCGGTGCGTGCCTTGCTGACCATCTGGTCATACAGCATCGCTTTCCGTGCCAACACGACCGCGCGAGCGTCCGTGATCTGGTTGAGACTGTCGGCGTCGTAGCCTTCCTTCAACAGGAATTCACGGATCGCCGTCTGTTCGGCCGCTGCCCTCTTCTCGTCGCGCCACTCCGGCAGCTTGGCAATCAGTTCTTGCTGCTGCGTTTGGAGATGACGCGCCCGGGATTCTTGGGCTTCGGCCTGCTGTTGAGAAGCCACCTTTTGCTGCTCGGCGTAGACCTGCTGCAATTGAGCTTGCCGGGCTTGCGCCAGGTGCTGTTGCCGCAGGTATTCAACCGGGTCGCTGTTCAGTAGAGCTTCCCAATCCACTTTCTGCTGCTCTTGCAGCGTGCCTTCAAGCTGGGCTTGAAAGCGATTCAGGTTCTGTGCGTAGGCGTCGCGTTCTACGCGTGCCTTCGCGGTTTCGGCCTCTGCAGCCTTGCGGGTTTCGGCCGCCGCCGTGGTCTTCTTGGTGTAGTCGGCCTGCATCAGCCGTTCGGCTTCGAGCTTCGCGGCCTTGTCGGCAGGGATCGAGACTTTGTAGCCGTCGATGTCCACCTCGACCATTTCGAGCGCGGCTTCTTCCTCGACGGCCGGCGCTTCAGCCTCTACCGGCTTCTTTTCCTCAACGACTTCAACAGGCGAATCGTCAAACAAGCCAGCAAGCAGGCTTGCCGCCTCATTGGTATCAATCGCCCCGTTGCTGGGTTCAGTGCTTGCGCTCTGATTGTCCAATTCCACACTCCTAGCGGCGCATCACTGCGGACGCCAAACGATCAGCTACTTAGCGGCTGACCAACGCTTAAACGCTCTCGGGGCCAACTTCGACCCGCACAGTCCATTCACCCTCAATCGCCACAGCCTCAGGCGCCGGATGCGTCACCACGTTGAACCCGCGCCCACGCTTGCCCATCGCAGCCATTACGCGGCCCTCGAAAGCCACCCACGGGCTTTGTCCGCTATGGTCTGCTTGTGCTGTAGCTCGATCTGCGCCAGCTTGCCCGTCTCCATCGTCGTGGTCAGGTTCGCCTTGACCTTGCGAAGGATCATCAGGTACTGCCACAGGCTTTCGCGGCCGGCCGCGTCTCTTGCTGGGCTGTTCGTCCATTGCTCGATTACCTCTCGTTCTGTGGCGTCAAAGGCTGCGGCGAATGCCTCGTTCTCAAGGACTAGCCGGGCTTGGTCGCCTTCAAACAGGCGTTGCTCTAGCGTGCTCATTCCCCGCCCTCATCATTCAGCGCCGCATCTGCCGCATCGTCCTGCTGCTGCGTCGCCACGCTGTTAGCCGTGACCTGCGCGGCGATCAGCTTTGACTCGGCGTTGATCTTGGCAATCGCCATCGCCGTTTGCTGCTGCATCTGCGCTTTGAACTGCTCTAGCTGCATCTGCGCCTGAATCTTCATCTGCTCAAGCTCGCGCGCACTCTGAGATTCAAGCTCTTTCTGTTGCGCCTCGACTTGCTGCCGATGCGTGTCCACTTGGGCCTGCATCTGCATGCGCTCACGCTCAAGCGCCATTTCGGACTGCTTGGCCTGGCTGTCGGTCTGCGCCTTCAGTTGAGCTTTCATCTGCTCAATCTCAAACGGACCCGGCTGCTTCTGCTGCGGCGGCTGCGTCTTGGGGTCGGTAAAGAACTTGTCGGCAGACTTGAACCCCAGCGCCTTGACTAGCTCGGCCTGCGATTCATAGACATTAGGCGGGGTCGCTGTGCCGATCTGTAGGCCAAACTGCTGCTGTCCAATCAGGACCATCAGATGCGCTACCTGCTGGTCCTTGTTGCCAGTGCCGAGGCCAACGTTTACCGCCACCTCGAACCCATTGCGCCACTCGCGCGGGCTAACAGGCATCCACTTGCCGCGCAGCTTTACTACGTCCTCTTTCTGCGTGTACTGGCTGCACAACTTGAGGATCATGCGGAACAGTTCGCGGAACCCTTCGGCGAAGTTGCGCGCCACCAGGTCAAGGCGCATGTCCGCGCGATTGGTGATGATGTTGACGCCGGTTGCCGTGTTGTTCAGGCTGTCGCCGTCCGCGCCTTGGTTGTAGCGAGTCCAGCCGGTAGAGTCCTCTAGGAACCCCTGCATGTACTCCATCATGGCGCCGCCGATAGCCGGGTCGCCCGATGCCTGATCCAGCCGGCCAGCCATGCCGGCTTGCTTCATGCGCACCACGCCACCCGGGCGCGACGCAAGCAGGTCGTCTAGGTTGACTTGTCCATCAACAGCGAAGTACCGGCCATTGACGGCCAAATACATGTTGTCCAACTGCCCACGGAGAATGCTGGTCTTCGTCCGCTGGGCCTCAATCGCCAGGTCGGCAATCGACAGCCCAAAGAACTTGTGCGGCATCGGCACAGGCGTAATCGAAATGAACGGCGCGCAATCGACAATCTCGTTTTCGAGGATTTGATTGCCGGCCCGGACCACCTTGCGCAGTTCGGCGATGCCGTCACCGTCATAGTCGCAGCGGATATAGCACTCGGTCACCCAAACGACGCGCTGCGATTCGTCCGAGCTGTTGACCTGATCGGCCTGAAGATAGGCCATTTCGTCGTCAAAGCTCAAGCGCTCGATGCGCTCCATGTTGAACGACTGCGCCTGATCGTCGCCGCTGATCTGCTCGACGTTCTTGTAGCCCATCGACAGCAGTTCGCTCTGAGTGCGCGCGACCCGGTGGCCGACAAACGCGGCGTCCTGAATAGACTTCGCCTTGCGCGAAATCAGGAATTCTTCGGGCGGGACATTCTCGACGCAAACCCGGCCGCCGTCCTTGGATCGCTTGCACACCACGTCATAGAGCATGACGGGCGGCAGGCCCTGGATATGCTCTAGCTGCGCCTGAATCTGCTGCACAGCCTGCATCGCCTGCTGGTCGCCCATCTGAGCCGCCTGCATGGCCTGTTGCGCTTGCTCGGTCAGGTGCTGGACAGCCTCTTGCCGCTTCTCCGCGTCTTCCTCGTCAGGGTAGGACTTCTGTTCGGTAATCTCTACCTCGTCGTCCTCCATGATCTGAGAAAGCTCAACATCCGACAGCCCGACATATTCCTCGCGCTTCGTCTCGCTGCGGTCATCCCACCAGACTTTCACGATGCCGTTTTTGGACAGCAGCGCATCTTTCATCCACGTGTAAGTGATTAGCTCACCATTGTTGCGCACGTGGAAAATGTGGTTGACGTAATCCGTCGCCTGCTCTGCCTTGTCCTCGTCTTCCGGCTTCTGTGGCTCAAACTCAACCACACGTTCGGAAGCCGCAAACTTGACCATCAGTTGCGGCAACATCGACTCAATCGTGTTGCGCACATCAGGCGAAACCACCGACGAACGGCCCTCAATCTCGGGCGGCGTCAGGTCTAGTTTCGGCTCGGCGAGGTAGTACACCATCGCCTTCTGTCGCTGCATCGCCAGCCGGCCGGAATAGAAACCGACAGCGGTGCGCATCTCCTGATCGGTGATGGCCTTTAGCTGGTCTTCGGTCATTCGAGCCATGTCGGGACGCCTCACGGCGCTGCCTTTGCTGGATTGGCGCCAATTGCTGGCGCGCGGCGATTGTAGCCGGATTTAGGCGTGGTGCAACTTGGGGTAGTTTATCGGCTTCGCCCAGCTTGACGCATCGTTACCGGCAAACGTCAACACCCAAGAATCCCCCCGGTCAGGAGATTTCCCTAGCCGCTTTTTGTAGTCCTTCTTGGGCTCCATCAGCAACAGGCCGTCTTTGTAGCCGTAGCGATAGGACGACAGTTGCGATTTCAGCTCCGGGTCAGTGTGCATCGAGCAACCGCCGCGCTTGAGGTAATCCAGCGCCTCGCGCCACAGCTTCGCCTTGAGGTTGTAATTCCGGTCATCCTGAAGCCTGGCGCCCGTGTGAATGCCAATCACCACATCGGCATATTTACCGCGCTTGAGTGCGTCATAGGCGCTTACACCCGGGCCGTCTAGCTCGATGACGATGGAGCCGATGATTCCGCCCGATCCCTCCAGCGTGCGGCATTCTTCTTCCACCGCAGCCGCCAATGCCGGGCCGTCCAGCTTGCGCCGAGAGATTTGCGGCAGTGTCAGCAGCCCGCGCCTGCAAGTAATCACGCTTTCGTCGTCGCCCATGTGCGCGGCATCGACAGCCACAGCCCACGGCCCATTTACCTCAACATCAGCCGGCCCGCGCCGTTGCGCGGCTTCCACAAGCTCGCCGCTAATCCATGCGTCGTTTGTGCTGGCGTTGTAGTCAATGTCCACTTCCTGCGCCAAAACAACCGGGTCTAGGTCGTTCTGCTGCTTGGCGTACCAATCCGGCCCTTTGCGCGGATCATCGCGCCAATGGAACGTGAATACCTTCACTTTGCCGCCGTGGCGCTTGCGGAAGAACGGATTGCCGTTGCCGTTCGGCGTGCTTACGTCGATCTTGCAGTTTGAGGTTTGCGACAGCGCCGCGTCGATGGATTCAGCCCGCTCATAGAAGGCAGATTCATCCTTGAAATATATTGAAGTCCGGTTGCCGCGCCCGATGTTGTCGCCGGCCTCGCCAACGATGGCCGAACCGTTCTCCGGGTTTGTCAACGTCATGAACGGGGCGTGCTTCTTCGCATCCCACCCGGCAGGCCGGAACTCAATCGGCAGCAGGTTGACGAATTGCCGCGCCTTCCAGAATAGCGATTTTGGGTCGCTCAGGTCGTCTACGTATTCTTCTTTGCGCGACCCGAAGCCAACCACGGTGCCGGGGTGGAACAACCACATCCACACGCCAAACGCCACACAGAGCCACGACACGCCCATGTCGCGCGACTTCTCCGCTAGCCCGTCCTCACGACTTAGCCACCGCTCACGAAGCCACACGATGAAGTCGGCTTGCTTGGCGAACAGCAGAAACGGCATCGTCGTCGGCAACCCGACTTCAGCGTTTCGCGGGTCAAATGTCATCCCCCATTGAGTGATGAACTCAACCGGGTGATCTTTGTAGAACTCTTTCAGCCCCGCGAGAATCTCGGGATTCTCCCGAATACGCTTCAGCCGGTCAGCCCGCGCCTGATACTCGGCGTCGTAATCTGGCGCCCATTTATCCATTGAGCATCTTCTTGTAGGCATCCTCAGGGCCGACAGTCACCGTGCTATTGGTCTGGATCGGGCCGCCGCCGTCGCCGGTCAGGGCCACTTTGTCGCCGTATATCTTTGGCGCCCACTTACCGAGCAATCGCATGCGCGTTTCAATCTGAAGCCGGCGATGCGCAATCATGTCGCCTTCGCGCACTTCAATGGTCCCATCGGGCTTAATCGTGCGTTCCTCGCCAACCATCGGCGTATCGGCAATGGCTAGACACTGCTCGCTGAGTGCGCGATAGCCAATCTCGCGCGCGCGCATGGAATTCGCGGCGTGCTCAGGGTTGTCGTCTTCCCATTGCCGCGCCGTCGAATACGCAATTCCCATTGCCTCACAGATCGACAGCAGTGAGCGGCCCTCAGAAAGCCCGGCGCAGATCGTGGCGCCGTCTTCATCGGTGTACGTGCTTTCCTGCGCCATCACTCCCCCTTAGCCACCCAGCGCCAAACATGGCCCCAGCGCCAAGCCGCTAGCCACTTGTCGTAAGCCTTTGCCGGGTCTTCGTTGCTCCCGAATACATCGCCCGCGATGCACCACCACCGGCCGTCGCGGAACCTCATCAGCGGCTTCGGCGTTTGCCTGATGCTGTCCCATGCCATCACGCACCCCTCCGCACTTCAGCCACCAGCGCATCCGAAAACCTACGCATCACATCCGGCCGCACAGCCTGGCCGGGAATCTGCCCCGCATCGAGTAGAAGCCGCTCGATCAAATCATCATCCACCGATGCGCCAATCACTGCGGCAAAGGTGGTGCGCTTGCTGCCGGGCTCATGCGCGATCTTTATCCGGCCCTCGCACAAATCCCAGCCCTTCGCGGTCAGCTCGTATCGGCGCTGTCGGTCAGCCATGCGGATAAGCCCGTGCCTGATGGCGACTCGCAGCGCATCTGCTGGCCGGCTGTTGCTGATGGCATCGAATGCCGCAAACCGAATTGGCCCGCCGCCTGCTGCGTGCAAGTTGTTGACGATGTTTAGCCAGCCGCTCATAGCTCCACCACATCGATATTGTGAACCGTCTTCATCAGATGCTTCTTGAGCCGATAAACAGGCGTCTGCATGCCCTTCGCATCAGCCACCACAATCTGGCCCGTCTCGGCATCAGAGTAAACGAAATCAGCGACATAGCGCACAGCAGGACGCGCCCTATTCTCGCCGATGATCTTGACCTTTGGTGCGAGGACAAACGGAACCTCCCGAACGAGCCCGGTTATTTTCCCGGCGCGCTGACGGATCAGCAGGGATTGATGCCGCGCGGCTTCGTGCTCGCTGCGGTACTTCTCATTGCCGATTTGTGTGGGGCGGTTTTTGTACTTCATTTCGTCCCCCAAGGGCAATGGCTAGCCCGATGGCCTTCCCGGCCGCAGTTCACGCAGACATAGCGGGTCATTGCTGCTTCTCCGGTCGCGGTGCGTCGGGGTTGAGATACGGGGTCGGTTGCCAAGCGTAGCGCGGGCTGGCGGCGTTGTCCCAGCCCGAGATATGCACCATGCCGTCAGTTTTGTACTGCTCAACGTAACGCATGATGACCGCAGAATCTGATTTCTGCACGCCGACATACTCGGCAACTTCCTTGCGGGTTTTCGGCCCCCACATCAGCGCCTGCGCGGTTTGGCTGGCGATGTAGGCGCTTGACCTGACTTTTCTCATGCTGCCGGCCTCCACGAAAACACGCTAGCTCCGTTGGCCGACTCGCGCCAATACTGGCCGCTGCGAATCTTGTGAATGTTGGATTCGCTCACGCCAAGTTCGGCGGCGACAACCTTTGCGGTCCTCTCGTCGGCGCGAATCTCCCGGGCCTTTTCCAAGCTGAGAATCGTTCGCCCGCTGCGGATGATTGAAGCCTGACGGGTTCCGTATTCCTTCTGCTTGTTGCGGTTCTTCACGCCCTTGGAAACCACGGCCGAGCGGTTCGACGCAAACAGGTGTGCCGGGTTACAGCAAGCGCGGTCGCCGCACTTGGCAGCAACCGCCGCTTTGACAGCATTCGGCATGTAGCCGTGCGTCAGCTCAAACATGCGGCGCCGGACAAGAACCGGTTTCCCGTTGTGCGACGCCTGTGGATAACCTGCGCCGTTCGTCGTGTGTTGCCAAATCCAGCAGTCGCCGATTTCCTCGCAGCGGTCCTGAATCGACTTGATGCTATCCATTGCCATTTTGTTTCTTCCCCTTGTACCCGTTGCAGTTCTGCGGCGTTTCCGCCAATGTCCGGCCAATCTCTGCCCGGCCGTTCGTGTTCGTCAGTTGCGCCTGCCTGGCGTTTGCGCACCAGCCGGCGCGGTAGTGGTGGCAGGTGGCGCAGGTGTTGCGGGTGTCGTCAGTCACAAGCCGCCTCACGCTCTACCCACCATGCCGCGCCAGCTTTCGGCTGCCTGGCGGACCATTCGGGATTGCGCGGGCTGTAGCCGTCTCGGTAGCCCTGATGCCACTCCCCTAGCCTGGCCTCGCTGAAATCGCGCCTGACGCCGTTCAGGCGGTCTTGGTAGGCATCCTTTTCTCCTTGGGAGAACCCGGCCGCGTAGTTCATGCCGTAGCCCTCCCACCCAAAAGCGCCTTGAGTGCGGCAGGCGGCTTAGTCGCCTCCTTCGCGCGCTCGGCTTGTTGCGTTAGGAAGTCGTCGCCTCGGCGGTCGGTGCATGGCGTTGTGGCGCTAACCGGCTGCTGCCCCATCGGCTTAGAAGGCGGGAACAACCCTTGATAGCCCCCGGCAACCGAGTGAGCGATTACTGAGCGCGGCCCGTGCCCCTGTTGCCGGTACTCGTCAAGCTTGGCAATCTGCATCGCCGCCGCCAGCTCGGTGATCGGCTTGCGCCTCGCCTTCCTGTCCTCAACCCATAGCGCCCAATCGTCACGATCAAGCCAGGACGGGAGTTCGATTGCTGAGATATCAACAGGCCGCGCGCGCTTGCGTGCGCCTTCCTTTGGAATCAGTAACAAGGAATCAGGAATCAGCCCGGCAACTTCTGTGCATTCATCGGGCTTGTCTGGTGCTTGCACCGTGCTTGCACCGTGCATGTCTGGTGCAGGCAGCGTGCTTGCCTGTTCCTTTACGTGTGGGTTCTGGTGCTTGCCCCATGTCACGACCTGCAAGCACTTGACTCCACCCGACTCATAGCGGTGCATGAACCCCGCTTGAACAAGGTCTGCAATGGCCTTGTCCGCGTCGATTTCGTCATAGGGCATGCACTCAGCTTTGATCTTCTTCGGCCGGTCCTCAAGCCGTCCTTCGCGGTCGGCGAGAGTCCAGATGCCGATGAACATAAGGCGTGTCAGCGCCGGAAGCTCGGACAAAGCATCGTTGGTGAAGAAGCCCGGCTTGATGTTTCTAGACCTGGCCATCTGCTGCCGCCTTGATCCTGTTCCAGCACACGCCACAGAAGTACTTGAAGCATGTGTATTCGCTGTACGGCTTCGCCGCGATTGCGATTTCCATTGCATCGACAACATCGGCGGCACCCATCTTCTCGATGAACCTCTTGATGCTGGCGAAGTCAGTCTTCTTGATTCCGTCGCATGAAAAATGCTCAATGAACTTGTCGGCAACATCCCAGCAATCGGACTCGATGCGGTTGCGCTTTGCCCTCAGGATTTCCTGATAGCCTTCAAGCTGGGCCTCTTGCTCGGCAACCATCGCGGCCTTTTCGGCCAAAGATTGCGGGACTGCGTTCAGGTCACCGGCGCCTTTGCCGCGGTTGCAGTCAAAGCAGGCGGCAACCAAGTTGTCAATCTCGTTCTCGCCGCCCAGCGCAACCGGCCTGATGTGGTCAATCTCAAGGGTCACTTCTGGCGGATGTGCGCCGCAGTATTGGCACTTGAAGCCGTCCCGCTTGAACACATCAAAGCGAGTCTTCTTGCTGAGTGATTTGCGCTCCGCCATGCTCAGACCTTCGGCTCACTCGCCAGCTTGTACGCAGCCACCCGCGATCCGCTTGGGGTCACGACAACGCGCTGATGGAACTGCCAGCCCTGCCGCCTCAGGACGCTGATGCGCTGCGACAGAGACGACAGGCCGCAGGCGTTGATCGCGTCCAGCGTTGTCAGCCAGCGGCGGCGCATGATGCGGATGGCTTGGTGGGTCTTGTGGGTGGTCATTTGCCGTCCTTCAGGACCCCGCGCCACGGGGTGTTTTGCTCGGCGCTTGGAAACCTCGACTGCGCTGCGCCTTTCGGCGTGCGGTCGGCCAAAAGCCAACAGCGGCCATCCCATCTGGAAAAGATGGCGCGGCTACCCGTCCAGCGCGTTGGCACCCTTTCGTAGACGCCGACACGCACCGGCTTTTGGCTTGGCTTGAACCACGGCGTCAACTTGTGCTCGCTCACGATGCCCTCCCCTTGTTCTTCGCCTCGACGCAATCCCGGCAGCGGCGACGGACGCCGAGCCCACGCGCGCCCAAGTTCGTCGCAATCCGGCGCTTGCAGCCGAAGCACTCCCAGGCGCAGACCAGGCCGATGCCGCGCTGGGTGTATCGCGCATCAGGTGCGCGGCGGGCGTCGTCGTTGTTGTGCATGTCGTCCTTTCACTGTGGTTGCGTACATCAGCCGCAATCGCTAGGCGCGGTGGCTGCGGTAATTGCGGCTGCTGGCTTAGGCGTCTACCTTCAAGGCATGGACGCGATGAAGAAAAAACCCCCACCGGCCGGCACATGCAGGCCGGTGGGAGAACACGCGCCGGAGTCGAACCGTCAGGCGGGGAGGACCGCCTACAAGCGTGGGAGACAACTGGTTCACGGCTCAAGCCTCAACAGGCGCGGGCTTGAAAACATCGGTCAGCGTTTCGTCGGTGCCGTCGCTGTCGCGGATGGGGCGGAGCCACGCATCAGGCATGTGGAAGAAAACGGCCAGCGTTCCGTGAATGGTCACGATGCCGTGGCCTCTCGTTTTAACGCGCCAGATTGGGCCAAACTCGGAGTGCTCGCCATCGGTTTGCAGGCACTCGACGATTGCGCCGACAGCCTGCCCATCCACGCTGCGCACAATCACCGCCAAATCACCCGGTTTGCATCGCATCTGTCACCCCTTGATTCGCTGATCGCACTCAACGTGCACGGCGCCGCTGTCCCGCCGCTTAATGACGGCAAGAGCGGGGATGTATGGGGTGCGCGGCCCGCCAGTGCCTGCGGATTTCCACCGCTCGCAGGATTGGCAGTAGTCGATGGGGCGCACGGTGTCGGCAGTGCGGACGCCGTGGCAGCGGCTTACGTCGTTGGCGAGGGGCATCTGTCAGCCCTCGGCGGTGGCGCGCTTTGCCGTCTTGCAGCACAGCGCATGCGACAGCATCGACTCGACACTAACCACGCCGGCCGTCAGATCAGACACACGGCGCATAAGCGGCATTGGCACGCCCTCGGTGCGCCACAGAGAAACGGCGGCCTTAGACCGGCCGAGCTGCTCGGCTAGCCATGCCGCCTTGCCGGAGTTTTCGGGCTGCTCAAGCCATGTGTGGAGTTCCATGCCGCAAGTTTAGGTTTTACTTGACCTTGCGTCAAGCGGAACCTAAACCGCTGGCGTTTATGCTTTCCTTGACATGCACACCCTTCGCCGATCAAAGTTGAGGCACCTCCTTGAAGTTGAGTTCAGGGGGGACAGGGGAGTGTTCTTGAAAAAATCAGGGCTTTCAAAAGGGCGCCTGTCTCAGTTGTTGGATGAATCGGAACCGTTCGGCGATGTGGCTGCGCGGAACCTGGCGGAGCGGTTAGAGCTACCGCCCGGCTACTTCGACCAAATGGACGCGCAGACAGTGCAATGGGCGGTGGCGTTTGACGCGCTCCCGCAGACGATCAAAGACAAGTGGGCCGAGCTGGTCACGATGCTCGGAGGCCCACAGCCACCACCACCTAGGTGAGTGTCCGAACAGAGACAGCAGCGCCACATCGGCGCTTTTTTTTGCTCTTTCGGTTTAGGTTTCGCTTGACGGGCGGTTTAGTTTCTTCTAAAGTTGACCCATCAACACAGCAACCGGAAAGCAGCATGTCCGCCCTTCTCGACCAGCTCCTGACCCCCGAACAGCGCAAGGAAGTCGCAGCGGCTGATGCCATCGCCAAGTGCGAGTCGGTGTTCGCTGCGTACCGCCAAGCCAAGCCGGCGCCCGACGCCGATTACGGCTCGTACAACGGACACCCGAACGACCCGCGCTATGTGCCTGACGAGGAAATCGAGGGCATGTTTGAGCAGATCACCGAGGCTCAATCGCAGCTTCAGGCCGCGTTTGATGCGCTCGGCGGCTTTGGCGTCAAGGGCGACATGGACCGGGCGCGGGAGTTCTTCAAGGCCGCCATCGACGCACTGAGCGACGCCGAGTAATGCGCGCCGCCGCCGTGCTTTCAGAGTTCCTGAAGCTCTGTTTCGTTTTCGGGCTGTTCGCCTTCATCGGTGTGCTGCTCGCTTGGAGGTTCTGACCATGACCATCATTCGACTCGACACCGCCGACGACCACCGCGCCGCGTATCTGGCATCGCGCAAGCTGCCGGCCGGGACCGATCAACAGGGCCGGTACATCCCGCGCCCGTTCCCCGAGACGATGCCGTTTCAACCGGCCGAAGCGTGCACAGAACTCGGCGCCGAGCCGTGCAGCCCGCCCGTGACGCGCGTTGGGCTGATCCTGATCCTGCTTGGCTGGCCGCTGGTGGCCGTGCTTGTGGCGGGTGCACTGGCTGTGTTCTGGCCGGCTTGATTCAACCAAGGAGAGAAGACATGAAGCACACCGGAACCATTGGCGCATGGATGACGCCATACAACATGCTGACCGCCGAGCAATTGCGCGACCCCGCTTGCGTTAAGTCGCTGCAATTCACGCCGCACGACATGGCGCCCGAATGGATCAAGGTCGGCGAGGCCGAAATCACTGTGACGCTCGGCACCGATGGCGAAATCACTGCCGCCGCTGTCGATGCGCTGCGCAAGGAACAGCAGACCGTGCGCGCCGATGCGGAAGTCAAGGCGATGGAGATTGAGCGCCGGATTCAGACGCTGTTGGCGATCACGCACGACGCCTAACAACTCACCCGGGCGACGCAAGCGCGTGAGTCGCTCCTAGCCGGGGGCTAGGGCTGTGAACAACAAATCGACAACAGCCCGGTTGCGACGGGTAGCCCGACCTTTTTTGGAGAGACAGATGAGCAAGCCAAGCGACATCATCGTCAGTGACATTCACAGCGTTGCCCAAGCGTTCGCGTCGATCAACAGTGCCGGCCTGAACTTTGAGGCCGAGGCCGGATTTGCCATCCAGACGCTGATGGGGAACGAATATGCAATGGGCATCGCCCAGCGCAACCGGCAATCCGTCATTAACGCCGTGACCAACATCGCAGCCATCGGCATCAGTCTTAACCCGGCGAAGAAGCAGGCGTATTTGGTGCCACGCGATGGCCGAATCTGCCTTGACATCAGCTACATGGGGCTGATGGACCTGGCGATGCAATCCGGGTCGATCCGCTGGGCGCAATGTGCGCTTGTCTATGCGCACGATGACTTCCAGTTGAACGGGCTCGACAAGCAGCCGCACCACAAGTTCAACCCGTTTAGCAAGGATCGCGGCGAGCTGGTCGGCGTGTATTGCGTGGTCAAGACCTGCGACGGCGACTATCTGACGCACACGATGGACATTGCTGCGGTGTTTGACATCCGCGACCGTTCGTCGGCGTGGAAAGCCTGGATCAGCAAAAAGGCCCGCTGTCCGTGGGTGACTGACGAAGGCGAAATGGTCAAGAAGACTTGCATCAAGCAGGCTTACAAATACTGGCCGAAGGGCGAGAAGTCCGACAAGCTGGAAACCGCCATTCACTACCTGAACGAGCAGGCCGGCGAAGGTCTGCACAAGGAAGAACAGCAAGGCCCCGGCGTCATCAAGGCAACCGATGGCGCGATGGAAGCGCTGCCGATTGACCAGCAGGAATACCTGCGCGAACTGGCCGAGGACTGCAAGGCACTGTTTGACTCCAACGGCGTTGCCGCGACCTTTGACCGGATCAAGGCCGACAACTTGGAAAACGATCAGACGGTTGCATTCTGGACGCTGCTGCCGTCAAACATCCGTAGCGCCTTGAAGGCCGAAGGCAAGGCCCGCAAGGAAGCCGCCGAGGTTGTGGCGGCGTGATGTACCACAAGGCAACCCGCGTGCGCTCAGAGTCCTATCGGCGGTGGGTTGCCTCTCTTCCCTGCGCGATCTGCGGTGTTGAGGGGTTCAGCCAGGCCGCGCACGGGAACGAGGGCAAGGGCCTTGCGCTGAAGGTGTGCGACTTGCAGACCTTCCCGGCTTGCGGCCCACATTGGGGAATGCCGGGATGTCACTGGCAGACCGACAACAGTTTTCAGATGACCCGCGACGAACGCAGGCAGATTGAAGCCGAGGCGATTGCAAAGACCCAAGCGCAGGCCAGGGAAGTCGGCCGGCGCGAACTGAAGGAAGCAGCGTGACCAAAGTTCTAGACCGCGTGGTTTTTGACTCCGAAGTCAGTGAGCGAAAGATTTTGCGCGTGCCAATCCACACCATCAAACCGACACCGTACAACCCGGCAAAGCGAACGGCGGAGGGCAAGAAGCTATCGCAGCTTGTCAAGACGATTGAGCAATATGGGCTTGCCTATCCGATCCTCATCACGGATGACCGCGAATTGGCAGATGGGAACCGCCGCCTGATGGCTTGCCGGATTCTTGGTCACACGCACATCGAATGCATCGTCTCAGACGTTCCGCGTGACGACCTGTTCAACGCCATCAATGAAACGCCAGAGCCAATGCGCAGTCGTGGGTGGCTTGAGATTGCCCGAGGCGGTCGCAAGGTGCCATCCCCATACCGTGAGCAGTACCAAGAGCTTGTTGGGCTTGTCGGCACCTATGGCGTAGACACCCTAATCAAGAACGGCTTGGGTATGAACTCGCTCGGGCTGTGCAAATCGGTGCTGGCCATCGATGCCAAGTACAACCTGCCCGAAATCATCATGAAGGTGGCAGTCAACAAAATGACCAACAAGGTCAATGCCATCATCAGAAGCAGCAAGACGCGGGAAGAAAAAACCGCCGCACTTGATGCCTTGTTTTGCGAGGTTGCAACTTGAAATTCATTCTTGCCCACGATCTAGCCCGCCGCCGCGCTGTCGCCGCTGTGGCTGAGGCGCCGGCCGGCTATGTCGTCAAGGTCGAAGAACCGAAGCGTGACAACGGCATCAATGCAGCACTGCACGCAATGATTGGCGAGATTGCCAAGACCCGCGAGCACGCCGGCAGCAAGCACCGCCCCGAGGTCTGGAAGCGCCTGCTAACAGCCGCATGGGGCCGCGCAACTGGGCAGCGAATCGAGGTCTTGCCGGCGCTTGACGGCGCCGGCGTGGACGTTGTTTTCCGCCACACATCAGACCTGACGCAATCCGAGTGCCGTGAACTGCTTTCGTTCATCGAGGCATGGCACGCGGAAACAGAGGACACACCAGCATGACAACCCCCGACACCCCGAACGACCCGATTGCCGACGACCTGGCCGCGCTGAAAGCTGCGATTGATGCGGGGCCGACGCCTGGCGAGTGGGTGCCAGGCGATGACGACGAATATGTTGATCCGCAAGGGGTATCGGACATCGCGATTTGCAGCGTGATGTGCATGGACCTTGGCGGCGACAAGACATATTTTCGAGGCCCAGTCACAAATGCCAACCGCCGCTACATCGCCGCCGCGAACCCCGCCCGCATCGCCCGCCTGATCGCCGCGCTTGAGGCTGCGAGGGTGGATGCGGAGCGGTATCGGTTCGTGCGCACTGCCGACAAGGTGCGAATCAGCAGCGATGCGGCGCGTGACCCGGTGGTCTATGACGCCGCCATCGATTCCGCCCGAGGTGCAGCATGAGCGCCGAACTGATCCGCGAGCTGCGAGATGCGCTGGCCGAAGCGCACAGCGTCTGCAACAGCGTGAGCACCGGCTTTGACCGAAAGGTCAGGCGCGACGGCTCGGTGCTGTACCTGCAAACCGAGGAGTGGTGCCAGTGGGCGGAAGACGAAGTTGAGCCCAAGGTCCGCGCAGCAATCGCAGCCGCAGATGCCGCGATTGCGCAGCCGGGGCCGACGCTGGTAGTTGGGCTGCCCACGACAGAGGACGAGGCTGCCGCAATGGCCCTGGTCAGCATGGCGTGGCTGAAGGAGCATGCCCCGCATCGGCTGACCCCTGCCTCGCAGCCGGTGACGGCGCAGGCAGTGGCGCCCGAGGGGTCCGAGGACTCGCAAAATGCGGCGCGTTATCGGAAGTTGCGCGGCTGGATGAGCAGCAACGTTCTGGAGGGCTGGCGCCAGGTTACAGAATTGGCAGCAATTGCATGCTGGGTTGACTGGGGGGCATTCGATGCCTCGCTAGACGCACTCCCGGATTGCAACGTTGGCTTGATGCAAAAGCCCGCCGCCCCGGCAGCGCCGACCACCGACACCCCGAACGCCGCCCGAGGTGCAGCATGAGCGCCGAACTGATCCGCAGCAAAAGCGCATCCGCCGTCTCCAAGGCCACTGAGGCGCAAGACGCCGCGCGCCAATGGATCGGCAAGCGCGGAGGCGAGAACACCCCGACATTCCTGCTGCTCGAATGCGACCGCGCGATTTCTGATCTGCGCGCAGCCATCGCAGCCGCAGATGCCGCGAT